GTATCGCGTTGTTTCGCGTAATTTGCCGTGGACATCTTGTTCAAATGAACGCGAATAATCATTAATCGTTTTATCTACACCGGTTTTTGTTTCCATTTTGGTCGTTTTGAAACTACGCATCAATTCCCAATCTTCCGCCGAGGGTGGAGGATTGTTGTCTCGTTTATTCCTGGACGAAGACGACCCTTTGTTTGATCGCGAAAAATGATACGAATCCTTTTCTTTGTTGGCGTAAGACGCAGTAGAACGAATGGGTTCTGATCGGGGAGTATACGCCGGGAAATCGGGTATTTCAATGTGGGTATTTAAATACGAAATGGTATTCAATACGGATTCATCTAGTACAAATGATGAACGATTCGCGACGAGTTTCTCGAAATCCGAGAGTGTAAAAAAATGGCCAGAAAGAGTAGTCGTCATTCTATAGTATTGTGTATTTTGGGATAATTGTTTCGAATTGGGTATAAAAGAATACCAAATACGGTTTATATAGTTTTAAGAAGAATATTAATTCGCAAAGAAATATAAACAATACTCTCGTATATTCTCTTATACGAACCCGAAATGAATACGACAACAACTACAACCATCGCCGCGGAAACCATAGAACCTGACGTATCCAAAATCACCTGGGATGATTTTGGATTAAAAACGGATTTGCTTCGCGGAATCTTTTCATTTGGGTATGAGAAACCAAGCGACATACAAAAAAAAGCCATTCCCCATATCCTAAAGGGAAAGGATATTATTGGACAAGCCCAATCCGGTACCGGTAAAACTGGGGCATTTACCATTAGTGCTCTCCAAACCATCGATACATCCAAAGATTTCACACAAGCCCTTATTATTTTACCCACACACGAATTGGTCACACAAACGTGTTCTACCATTACGGCGCTCACTCCCTTTATGCCTGAATTGCGAGTGAAAACGCTCGTTGGTGGAACTTCTATCAACGACGATATCACCGAATTGAAAACCAACCCTCCGCATATTATCGTTGCGTGTACTGGACGTCTATTCGATATGATTAAACGTCGCGCGGTTCAAATCTCCGATGTTCATTTGTGTATTCTCGATGAAGCCGATGAGATGTTATCGTTTGGATTCAAAGACCAAATCTATAATATTTTCCAGAGTCTATCACCCACCGTTCAAATTGCCCTGTTTAGTGCTACGATGCCCGAACCCATTCTCAAAATCACCGAGAAATTTATGCGCGATCCCGTAAAAATCATCGTCGAACCCGAAAAACTCAACCTTGAAGGTATTCAACAATATTTCGTCTCGATTTATGACGACCATTCGAAATACGATGCTTTCAAGGATATTTTCCAACGAATGACCGCCTCGCAAACCATTATTTATATCAATAGCGTATCTCGTGTAGTCGACCTATACAACGCAATGACCGAAGAAGGATTTTCCGTATGCCATATTCACAGCAATATGACCAAAGCCGAACGAAAAGACGTCATCACCCGATTTCGCGAAGGAAACTACCGACTCCTCATTTCGTCGAATCTCACCGCACGAGGGGTAGATATCCAACAAGTGAATGCTGTTATTAATTTCGATATCCCTAAATCCCCCGAAACCTATTTACATCGTATCGGGAGAAGCGGACGATGGGGACGCAAAGGTATCGCCATCAATTTCGTCACCAAACACGACATCTTCCATATGAAACACATTGAACGTCATTTTAAAATCGATATCCAAGAGTTGCCAGCAGACTTCTCATTTTGTTGAAACGACGCGCCCTTCATATACGTAGTGTCGAATCCTAGTATAAAATATAATATATATGCGAAAAACAATATAAATATAAACAGCAAAAGATATATATAAAAATGAATCCCCTTATCGACGAATCACAAAACGCAAACGAAGAATCCAAGGAATTTGCCTCATCGAATCTTCCCTTAAAATTACAGAAGATGTTGGCAAAACTTGGAAGTTTAAAAGAACGACTCCATGAAAACAAACGCGAGGCAACCCAAATGTGTGTAGAAGTGAATGCCCTCGAAAAGATGATGGAGCAATATGTTACGAAAATCGCAAAGGATAACCAAAAATCCACTACTGAAAAACGCAAACGCAAGCCATCCGGATTTGCTAGTCCAACCAAAGTATCACCCGAGTTGTGTATCTTTATGGGTCGTCAAGTCGGTGACTTGATTTCACGCACTGAAACCAGCAAGTTTTTGTCCAATTATATTTCCACCAACCAATTAACGGATCCCCAAAACAAAACCATTATTCGACCAGATGGCGTATTGTCAAGACTATTAGGCGACGAAGCACAACATGCGGAAATCACCTACTTTACTATTCAAAAATATATGAATCGCCATTTCGTTGGAAACAATGCCGAACAAACACTTGAATGCTCAGTATAAACATACACAAAAATAGAAAAAGTATAAAATATAAATATGACACACAAAAACAATAAAATATGAAATAGAAAAAGGATAAAACAGACAAAACCACTCTAAAATATATAATACAATAATGTGTATTATATAAAAAACAACAAACTAATACAAAACCCAAATACTTTTTTATTTTTTGGTTCTTATGTTTTGGTTTTTATGTTTGAATCGCGAATATCTTTCAATATTTCTTCCGGGTAATTCATCATTTTCAGAATTTCTACACCTCCTTGGGTTTTCGATATACCTTTTTTAATCGTATACAAGTACGTGATTCTACCCGTTTCGTCGACTTTCACATTCATCTTGTAATTACATACTTTTTGCGATTTGCGGAATTTCTTACAAACCGAAACGTAATGTGTCGTTAAAATAAACCGCACGTTGTCAAATTTCGCTAAATATCGCAAAAGAGACGTCGCCGATTTCGTCGCTTCATTTGGATTGGTTCCAGAATACAATTCATCGAATATCGTGAAATGTCTCGCGGAAACATCATCGCGTGTACTCTCGATAATATCGATAATTTCTTTACACCGACGTGATTCGGCTTGGAACAAACTGTCGCGACCAGATGTATCCGGTATATTCAAATACGAATGAACATGTGTATATGGACGCATCGTGCATTTCGAATAGAACCCTACTCCGAATTGTTGGGATACTATGATATTGATTGCGGTGGTTTTCAAGAAGGTGGTTTTGCCCGACGCATTCACACCAGTAATAATGATGTTTTTGCTCAAATCGCACGTGTTTTTCACGCAAAGATCTCCGCCAGATAAATGTGCTGGATAATATTGACTCTCGAAAACCGGCTCCGAATCTTCGACAAATTGTGCTTTTCCTAAATGTCCGCGTTGTATATTGTCGTATATTCCAGACAATATATCGACATATGCCTGGAATCCAACCGAATACCGAATACTTTTCTCGTAATCCGCGTTTTTATGTAGTTGATAATAACGTCCCAGCATATACCCGACGCTATTGAATTTGGAAAACGTATGTGAAAAGGGAGTGATAGGTTCGAGAGTCGTCAACATATCACGTAATCTAGCAGCGTGTGTTTCGACATCTTTACAAAAAGAACGATAAGTCGATTTCGAACTATGTAGCGATACAAACGTTTCCATCCGACGTATGGAATGAAGGACATGGGTTTTCATATATACCAATTGCGTGTTCATTTTGGAGACGTTGGTATAGTATTTATAACACGACATGACGTTTTGGTAGGTTTGTAAAAAATACAATCCAGCAGTAAACGCAAAATACAAGATTCCTTCCACTGTAAATTGAACGTTTAGCGCTTTTCCGATGAAATGGTTCTTGGAAATTTCCTTGAGTGTTTCCACATATTGTTCAAACGTAATTCCGATACCACGTAACCGCAATATCACAAAGGGGAAAATCAGAAAGATAATGGGCACCAATAAACTCAATAGGGGTGAGAAAATATTAATAACCGAGAGTATTTGTAGAAAATCGGTTGAATGATTCAAATATTCCAACATCGACCATTCCATAAACGAATATTGTTCTAAAAAACGCGCATCTTCTTTCACGTCTTTCCATATAGTCATAAACGTATCGCAATCTGGCACGAACGGCTCTTTCGATTGACACGCCGAATGGTATGTTCCCATTTCCGACAATACATCTTGCGTTTCTTCCAAAAAGTCCGTGTTGGTTGTATATGTTTTGTGAATCTCTCGAATCATTTGTTTTGAAAACAGATTGGATGGTTTACATAAATGGTCGTACATTGATACGGATACATTCGATGCGTCTTTGATTGGTTCCGAAGATACAGGCAACAATTCCAGGTCAGACGATACTACACTCGATACTTGGAATTGTTGGTGTTTATCTAAATATTCAATAGGCAAGGTGAATCCGTAGTATATTGGTTTTTCTGGCGAGACTTTATCCTCCGACGAAATCGTATCTGGTTGTAACATATTTAAAAAGTTTTCGAAATTCATAGGACAACCGCTTGATTCATCGGTATTTATACACACACCGATTACAGATGATGACATAATATGTATACATTATGAATAAATATTATCATTTTACACTAAACGCGACGTTTTCACACGCATACATATCGATATTTATGCGGAAACAGTTGCCTCACGAGTCTTTCTGGGAGTCTTGGGTTCCGCGCGTTTTCGGGAAACGGTTTGGAATCCGTCGTTCTCAGTAGCAGCGGCAGCGACACGGGGAGAAAGAGTTCTACGGGCAGGACGTTTCTCAATATCGCGGGAAACGGCTTCGCGGGTATCTTCGCGCTCATCAGCAGAAGGACGAACGGAACGACTGACAAAGTTTTGACGGCGTGTCTCGCACATCAAACTTCCGCCTTTAATACCACACACATTCACGGCATGATACTCGTGTGTGCTATTCTCGGGCTTGGTTAATAAAAAATCAACATACTCGCCTTGAACCAAATACTTGTATTGCGAATTGTTCACCTGAATCGACGAATAGTGAACGAAAATGTCCTTGGAAGACAACTCACCGTCACACACGGTGATGAACCCAAATCCAGCCTTGTTGTTGAACCATTTTACCTTTCCGGTTAATGTAGAAGTATCGACGTTTGTAGGAGTGCTCATTGTAGTATACGATACCATATTACATCGTTTTTATATTGTTTCTTATTTTGATTATTCGTGATTCCATCATAATTGGACAGTGAAGAACTCCGGACGCAACGCGGAAGGAGTTCTAGCGATTTACGGAGTCATCTAGACGTACTAAATTGTATATCGCGGAGTTTCATAGAAAGTCAATCCATATACATATTCCACAAACGCAATCAACAAAGACATTTCATTGATATTTCGAGAGTCTTCTGAATCAATATTTGTATCAAAATACTCTCGAATTCGACCCAATTCCTTTTGGCCTTTTATATACTGATTCTTTGGATGTAATATGTGTGTTTCGGAATACCGGTTCCAAGGAGAATCCGAACCTAAAGGAGAATCCGAACCTAAAGGAGAATCTGAATCCAAAGGCAAAGGAGTATTCGAACTACTCCAATACAACGTGCCAGTTAACCACATATACACATATACCAAAGACAATAAATCATCTCTACGACTATACGGTTTCCCCAAATGAATGTAATAACTCATATATTTTAGCGTTCCCAATAGATTCTCTTTGGGAGGTTGTATTTCGGGAGTATGTTGCGAATTTTCGTCAATATAAAACGTCGCCATACCGAAATCGATTAATACTGCTGTATTCCGCGTTATCATTATATTTTGCGGTTTGATATCGCGATGAACCACCCCGGATTCATGTATCGATTTCAGCGCGTGTAAGACGGATTGTATAATGTGTCGAAACTCCGACGTAGACGCAGACGCATGGTTCATCATATAATCATATAGCGAACAATCATAATAGGACATTACCAAACACATCGTATGGTCGAATACTCCAAACCAGTGTATTTTCGGAATATGGTTACACGATTTACTATGTAAGTAGTTTAGCAGAATTGTTTCATGTTTGATTGTTTGTATTTCTTGTAAAGGCTCGAGTTTGATGGCAACGAATTTCCGGGTGATTTCGTGCTGGCCTTTGTAGACAGATCCGAATCGACCATTTCCAAGTTTTTCGAGGCATTTGTATTTATGTATTTGCATATTCGAGAGTATACTGGTTTTGCTGGTATATACAACGAATTATGTTTATATATAAAATGTATAAATACACTATAGAATGAAGAATGTGCTTGTGTTTGTATTATTAATTAGTATATTACTAGTTATTGGTATACTGTACTATGATTCATATACATGTTCAAAACACGTCATTGAAACATTAGTTTTATCTGATCAAAAGATTCAGGAGATAAACACAAAATACAAATTTTCTGTAACTGAGGGAGAATTACCATTATTCAAACAATTATTGGTAGATAACAACTATATGAAACTATATGAGATTTACAGAGATACAGGGTTTGTGTTTAAAGGTAGTTATAGAGACACTGGCGTCCGTGCTATACCAAACTATCTAGGCGGTGGTTTTAGAACACCAATCGATTGTGTAAATAAAGCAAAAGATAACAAATACACCATTGCGGGCGTTCAGTTTTATGGACAATGTTTTGGCGGAACCGACTTATCTATGGCTTTGAACTATGGCGTAGATACACGCAAACATGCGGGTTATCCATTAGGAGTTGATTGGAATAACCAAGTGTATGCTAGAGAAATTGTTAAAGATGAAGATGTAAGTAATCTCGATATTCAAGGATATGAAAATGTCATTAAATGGTTAACAACCCCCGAAGTGAATATTAATAGTTATACCGAGTTTAAAAATCTTATGGAATTCATTAAAAAAGAACAATTTGATACAATCGACGGGACAACCATAGTAGAAGGGGCAATGACCCAAGCACAGTTAATCGCACAGGCACAGGCACAGACACAGGCTATACAAGCACAGGCACAGACACAGGCTAGACAAGTACAGGCACAAACACAATCAAGAATACTATCACAAGCACAATTACAACCCATACTACCACCGAATCCTCCACCATCTACTAGTGTAACTGGAGTGGATGTTATAGCAGACGCATATAAAAAATTAAAGGATAAATGGGAAAGTAAATTAACCGAACCTCTAGGTACCTCTAACCGTTATGTATTCGAATTTACACAAAATAGACCACCAGGATATCCGGATTTAGTTGCAAACGCAATTACTGAGTTTGCAAAATTAGACAAAGTTGGGTTTGACTATGTACGAAAAATGTTTAAAACGAATAACATTCGTAGTTCATTACAAATTCAATTGCTAACCGACAAATTAAAACAAATCGGATATACAAATACCTCTACAGCCAATTTGTATCAAATATTAGAGAAGTTAAATAAGTATGGAAGAAAAGGAAATGATACTGAAATTGACAATGCTTTTATTCAAAGTTATAAAAAATTTGGGCTAACCGCTGAGTCGGATTTACATACATTTCTGACAAAACTGATAGATCTGAATGTGCGTGACCCTCCCTCCAGTCCTAACCCACCACCACTTTCATTCGCGACTTTCGCCACACTTGTTGGACCTCTTGGTGTAAAGTATGGAGAAAGGTTTGATTGGTTCTATAACATTATGATTAAGATATACATTCCACCATCCAATAAGGATTTGGAACAGTTTTTTAATAGAATACAACGAAACTATTTTAAAAAAAATACCAGCATCACATTGAAAGAACTCGCAACATTTAAAGATGATTTGAAAAACTATAAAATTACATACACTGAATATATGATGATTCACAATGATTATTTATCGAAGGTTACCGTAAATGGTTCGAATAAAGAATCAATAACTAAATTTGTGACTTCTTATAACGAGGAATTTATCCGAGGCACGAAGAAACTACCAATATCGACTAAAACAAATTCTAAGGGTACCATTTCATTATATGTTGGTATGAAAGATTTTTTCGATACGGCGATAAGTAGAGGATTTGTATTTCCATTGAATAATCCAAGTGAATTTAATTTTGATACCTTGATTAGCGAATGTTTAGAATTAAATATTTCGGGCAATACTCTCAAAACGAAAAATCGTGTAATTCAGCCGTTTTCTACATTTGAAGGCTTCAGCAGTGAACCAGTTGAAGTAATTCCCGAAAAAACGGTCGAAGGATTAACCGGATACTACAAATCATTAATACAATTAAAATTCACAGAAGTCGATCAAATGCCCATTATACTCCCGGAAAATGAGTCGATTGGTGAGCAAATACAAAGTCAATCCCAATTAGATTCTAGACTAAAACAATATATTGGCACTCAAAATGATTACGACCGAACAATTGTGTTATCGTATATGGCAAGCATACAGACACCTGGCTCTCAACTGTACAAAGTGTTATCGCAATTTAAAGGAATTGGTGTGAATATGACCAATTTCGAGACAATCACGAATGCGTTATATACACTTGGATTAACCGTCTTTACCGATATATTCTCCTTTTTACAAAAACTCAATCAATTGAACATTGATTTGAATGGTCTGAAGACATTTACAGATACACTTGCTGAGTTTGGTGCAACCTATCGAGAGTCTTCTAGTTCGTTTTTCCGGTTTTTAGATACCTTGATTTATTATAATATCACAAACACCACTTCAACATACGATTCGGTAAATACCAAGTTCTACAATTTTATGTATAATATGAAATTAGACAAAATAAAATTGAACCATTACGACCAATTCTATTGGGGCTTGTTTACTGGGCTTACTAATAGTATGTCGTTGCGAATATCGATACCATCGGAAAACGAAAAAAAAATACTTGAAATTCAATTGAGAGACATTATTATTCGTAAAGACTCTCTATTGTTTGGCATTGATAATACATTAAATGGTAAGAATTCGAATGAATTAACCAATTCGACGTTTCAATTAGACCCAGCAATCAACATAAGAACCTTATACACAAATATCACCAGTAGAGGAACCATCATGCCTTTAGTGCCAATACAACAACATGAAAACACAATTACTAAATCTGTAGAAATATACGGATATATGCTCATGTTTAGAACCAATATCATTAATAGTAACTTGAGACTAGTTTCCCAAATTCTTACCCCATATGAATATGAGATGATGAAAACGGACCCATCTAAATTACACGCGCGTTCAGTGATGTCTCGTCTATGCTCATTATTAAAACAGAATATGGATTCAGGTATGTACGCGTCAAATTTGTCAGACACCTTATTATTGAATAGTGTCCGTACCTTCCCATACAAGACATTCGAACTATTAAGTGCTTCGTTCAGATCTAGTGGGAACATGTATGATAATGACAATTTGATTTCAAATGAGGGAAATAACTACACTCTACCTCCACCAGTGAAAGAGGTTGTCCGAATGCCATTCAGCACACTTACTCCCGAAAATGAAACATCCAACGATTATCAATCCGTCTTCTCGTCGAATACTGCCTTTCCATTCGTGAAAATATCCGACACGAAAATATATGATAGTTATGACCTCTCGAAAACGTCGTTTATGAACCATAGTAATGTAATGTAAACACAGCAGAGTGTGTTTGGTCGTCTTCGTCGATGAAGGCGCCTTTTTCGTATTTTATTATTTTCATATAGTATACTGATTCTATGAAAATAATTGACCAACATATTGATACGATACGACTCCCGTATTTGGCAATAATGGCAATTTCCCATATCGTGTATTTTATTGCGTTTTTTGGTATACGATTAATGGAAGATTCGTATATTCATTTGCTAAATATCTTTACACAAACCTTTATTGTCGGGTTTTTACTTTTTCGATTCCATCCATTCCGAAAAGAATTTGTAGTAAAACCAGTGGACTTGAATATCGTGTTTGGAAGTGCTATTTTATTAACCACAAATCTACTGTTTGTTGAATATGCCAAATTATTTCCGGTATTAGGTGTAGTTCCGAAAAATAAAACAGTATAAACATATTCTGTATACATCATACAAATAGATACATGAATCGGTTTATTCACCAACTTGCAGAAACACATGGAATTTCTTCGTCATCCGAACTAAATATAGATACATTGTTGTCGAATTCGAATACATCGACTCTCGAATTATTGCCAGAACATTTAGAAGGACAAACTCTCGAGAGTATACGCACCGCCATACATACCTCTCTATTAACCGTCTATACAAACACAAATATCGACCTCAATGCCATACATACTAAACTTGCCGATTATCGGTATATCGATGAACTATATCAATTACAACGCGGAAAACACGTCCGATGGATTCGAATTCCAAGAAATACTAACGTTATAAATACTCCCGAAAATACACAACCAACATTAACGAATGGGGGTATTGTCGTAGACATCAAAATCATGGATACGGGAGTACATGTTCTTTGTAAAAACGGAAAACGATACATACAATACAAATTCGATGACTGTTTCACCTATCAAAAACTCAGCACGGATGAATTGTTGATTCTTACTGCGGTGGGGTTCATGCCTACATCGGTGTAGATGAATCCTGCGTTTTTTTCCGGGGGCGTTTGCGCGTGAATTTGCCGAGACGAATGATTCGTCGTCGTGTATGGGAAGGTGGAGTGGTCATACAGAAAAATTCCTTGATGTAATACAATAATTTCGTGTATATTTCATATTGTGCCGTAGTAATTGGAGAGTATGGTTGTATTGGTTGGGTGGTGTCTTTCGGAAACGACGGCGGCGAAACGTATCCGATTTTCTGGACGAGTTGTTTATGGAACGCGGATTTTACAAACCGGTCAATAATATCATCGCGTGAAAGAGCGTGAATATATGGCGGCGGTTGAATATAGTAGACTTTATCGTGACACATTTTCTCGTAATACGTATTGTCGATGAAACAAATCTCGGTTGTTTTCGGTAAAATCGAACATTTAAGGAAATCGCGATGTGTTTTGTTGGTGGTTTGGCGGAGCGGTTCGATTACCACATTGTTGATTTTAAAAGCACAAATGGGTTTAGCAAAAATGGTATCTTTCACACCCAATTTCACGTTTAAATAGACGATGATCATTTCGACCCATTCGGTGGGATTCGGACATGCTATTTTCGACCAAACCGAATAATCACATTGATTGTTGGTATATAAATAAATCCGATGACTCTCGCCGTTTTGTATTTTCGTCTTGATAAATTCCAAAATATGTAAAATACCGTATCTCAGAAATTCCGGATATAAATCCAATAAATCATTGAATATCTTTTGGGTAGTTGTTCTATCAATTGTTCCCGTATACAATCCTTTCTCGAAAATGGCTTTCCAAATAGAATACAAATCCTGAAAACTCCCGATAGTCTCGTCTAAATCAAAGGCGACTACTTTCGGAGGCACCCATCGCTTATCGTATGTTTTGATTAAATTTGGATAATATCGTGCGTTTTCTGGAATTCGTTTATAATGAAATTTACCCTTATACACTTTTGTTTCTGTATTGGTATATACATAGGGCACGCGATACATCTATCATATATTGTCTTCAGATTATGTAAAACGGTAAAATAAGTATTACATAATCGATCCTACTATTCTTGAAAAAATACCAACACCGATTCGTCGTGTTAGGTCTTATCTACGTTTTATTTTCTAGTTTATCGTATTTTTCTAGTTTATCCTATTTGTTTTTATTTTGTGTGTTATTTTCCAGTTGAGCCAAATCCGCCACTTCCACGTTCAGTCAAGGACAATTGGACTTCATCTACCATTACAACATAGACGGGACACAATTGTGGATGACATATCTGAAACAAACGTGTATCTTTTTCTACCTCATAGACGGTGGAATGTTTTGCCGAAGGTAAAAACCGGACCGCTGCGATTAAATTCCCGCGATAACCTGAATCGATAATACCTGTATGATTCGCTAACATCAATGGGGTTTTCGATATACTCGAACGGGGATACATATAGTAGCCAGTTGTATAACATACTCCACCAATATCGTTCGTATCTCCCTGAATCTGAATATTCGGATAAGCGTTCTTCATATGATTCATTGTTACATCGGTGAATATCATCTCGGCTTTCACCTGTAAATCCAAGAATCTGGTCTCAAAAGCGTCTGTGAATATTTCAGGTTTAGGCATAAACAAATCAAATCCGGAATTGGGAAACAATGCGCGTTTGTTTTGCTCATTGTGGTTTTCAATTTGGGATGTATATAGCGAGACCAAATCGGGATATGCGGGATTCACCCATAATTTTAATACGGCAAAATTGTGGTGAATATCGTTGTGATAAAACATATCGACGTAATGACTGTTCGATAAAATCGCCTCGTTTTCGTGAAATCCAGACATTCTTCTATTAGAATATATCGATTATTTCCTTTAACCTTTTTTACAATTTTCTTATTTACCCAACCAATATAAAATGTTGTTGTGATTTATTTGTATCGTATATTCGAATGTATAAGTCAATTATGTTATCTTCTTGTTTGTTTGGGTCAGCGTATTTATTTTCATCCTCATTATCTCTAATAAATAATTCCCTTTTAGAAAAAAATAAAATACCATATCAATTACATATTCTAAATGGAATCACCTTTGTAATATCGGGGTCGGTTTTATTATATGGGATTAGTTCATCTTTTTGTATTCTTTCCACGAAATCGTCTTGGGTTCACTAACAACCTCTTCCACCTCCGACGCATATTGTTTATCCAAATTGTCGGCACGACGTAGAGCACTATCCACGTATAATTCTTTCAAAAACTTGCCTACAATCACGGAGCCTTCGTGTTGGTCGACTTTCCCCTCTTCAATCATCTGTAATACTTGGATTAAACGAACCATTATGCCTAAATTCAATTCGTCCTTGATTTGTTTGTTTAGAATATCGGGGTAGTTCATAAACATAAACGAGCATTCATTGCGACACAATTCGCAAAACGCTTCCTGGTCTGTTTCACGTAGATTCGCGTGTTTCTTTTTGAGTTGCTCCATTGTGCGAATATCATTGAGGATTTTCGTACTGTGTTTCACTTTGCGAATATTCTCGGTATTGTCGACGCAATCCGATTCCTCGACCAACTTTTTTAGATTGATTCGTTCTTGCGAATTCATTATACATCCATATGTCTATGTCTTTTTATATGTATTGTATGCTAAAACATTTCACATATTCATATTTATGATCTCTTCGCAAAAGCGTATAAAATATACAAAACAGTTTGTATAACTTGTATATATGGAACCCATCAACGACTTCATCACAAGACAAACCACATCTATATTTAGCAAGATTGAACCGAAAAGCGAGAGTATGATAGGTGGGTCGATTCTACCCGCGGTTGTATGTATCGTACTGTTTGGATGTGTTGGATACTACGGATATATGTATCCCGAAAAATATAAGGCCATTATCGGGAGTATGTTGTTGTATTTCCATCTAGGGAAAAACAATGAACTACACGCGACCGAAATACCCGAACAAAGCAATACCTATAGTCTACTCTCGATGTTTGGTGTAAAACCTGTTTCCAAAGAGGATTTACTAGCGTATTAGACGACTCGTATGGGTTTGGTTGATTATTTGTCTATTCCTCGTTAAATAATCGTATTGGACATTTAGAGACAATCACAAAAATCAGTAGTTATTATATAAGTATAATGGCGAAGAAAACATGTAATGAAGAACCCCCGTTTGAAATCGAAGATTATGGTTGGGGGAATTATGTTCCAGTGTGTAAAGACAAATTTATTGAGGTGAAAGATATTGAATTACCCAGCAATGAGAATATCAAAGATTATAAAGTTATTTTTAAAGCCGATGATGTTAAAAAGATTGGCAAGTTGTTAGAATTAATAGACGCAAAACAAAAAAATAATAAAGTTACCGATACATATTTTATCAATTATAGAAAAGATGGTTTTTACGAAATCCCATTTTATGCGGTTGTACAAAAAGATAGAGAATTTAAACTATTAAAGGTAAAAAATCCTGATATTAAAAGAACTAATGTTAGTAATTACGCCGTTGAAATTATACACGACCCAGAACCTAAAAGTTCCGGTACAGAGAACGAAATACCTAAAAGTTCCGGTACAGAGAACGAAATACCTAAAAGTTCCGTTAAGTATGATACCAAGAAGTTATATTTATTAAAAAGAGATATCGATACATTAAACAAAATTTTAATTTCAAAACCCCAAACCCCAGACACAGCCTCAACCCCACCCCCAATCCCCAGAGGTGGTAGAAAATCGAGACGAACTATCAACCGAAAACGACGGGTTGTACGTAAGCGTCGTAATACAAAACGCCATAGTAAAACATATCGTCGTTAGGTAAAAAATAATTGCTGATTGTTATCTATTTCTTTGCGATCTTGTTCCTCCTCTAAAAGGCACTTGCATTATGCCAAAGGCACTTGCGTTATGCCAAAGGCACTTGCGTTATGCCAAAGGCACTTACGTTACGCCAAAGGCACTTACGTTATGCCAAAGGCACTTACGTTACGCCGTCCAACATTCTTGAAAAAACATCTGAAATATATATAATCATGCCGTGGTATATGTATATTTTTTGGTTCATTATTATGGTAATGTGTATTAATATTGCGTTTCAAATATACTACGGAAATGCAGATATTTCGAGAGTCGACCAAATAAAAACCGGGATGAAACGTGCCAACTCAAAACGCAAATTCGAAACCGATATTCAGAAAAAACTAGAAAAAAAAGAGAACAACCATTTAGGAATCTATTCTACCCTCTCGCAATACGCGAAAACCGTGTTTCAAGCAGTGGAAACGGTGGTACAATATATCGTAGAAATCGTATTTAGTATTGTATCTCCGAAACTCTATTCCATCATAGGATAACATAGTATTTCCCTACAAATAGACAAAATATTTACATATAATATAATGCGAACCAACGGAAGAACCTTTGGACAGATTATTCTCTTTTTGATTGTGGTATTGTTAAGTATTCTAATGTTCTCGAATGGAAGTTATGTTCCATATTCTCGCCCATCTACTTATGCTAGATACGAAGCATTCGCCGGGGTAGACCCTTCAGGTGGTGCGGTTGACCCTTCAGGTGGTGCCGTAAAAGAATCTTTAAGCAAGGTTGACCCTTCTGGAAACTCAAACTCGAGTCCATCTAGTATTTTACAATCCCTTTTCGGTGCCAAGAAAGAGGGATTCGGACGATTGTTACCCGCATTAGAACCATCCAGTGAATTGTCAGGGGCAGTCATCATCGACAAGTTTTCTCAACTATCCGATAAATCTACGGGCAGTTCTGGTGAGTGTGTTTCGGCAGGGCTTTCCAACTCGAAAGGACCACTTTGCCTTACTCCCGAACTTATCGAATTACTTAAGACTCGCGGGAATAACATGTAAAACGATTATCACAGGTTGCGATATCGTATTTTTGCCTACATCTCTGTAGGATAAACCATAATATACACATTTGAATATGTATATTATTTATAAATATAACCCATATATACCACCACACCATAAGAAAACATAAAAATGTAAAAACATACAACACCTATTATTTATCACTTGTATTTTATTTACGGTTTCCGTGAATCGTGTCAAAACACGTATAGCATTTTTCACAATAGTAAATAATTTCACTTCTGTCTGGGTCAATGTCGATTAAATCATCGATAATAGAATGTTCACATTCTGATTGTGTCGAATGTTCACATTCTTTTTGTGTCGAATGTTCACATTCTTTCGGGATAGGTATAGTCGTGTTTGCGATAGTATCTATCATACCTTGTGGTGTATCGCACACCGATGTTTTTCCCGTATTATTCATTTATTATATTAGTTATATCTGTGTATATCTAATATCTCTCCACCCCAAAATATAAATTCGAAAAATCAGAAAAAAACGGCTAATATATACATTATTAACAGCGGGTTGTATTTATATTAGTTGTAGTATTTATATTATATGCTTCGGGTTGTATTTTTGGTTTAGATTTTTGGTTTAGATTTTTGGTTTAGATTTTTGGTTGGGGTTGGTATTATATGTACATCGATAACATTGTCTGACTTATTACTTCATCTTTCTTAATAAACGTATCTATTTCTTTTCGGGTAATGGTTATGGGGAATTGAATATCCAATGTCAATTCTTTTGAAAATAGTTTGTTTTCGGGAGTAATTAAACGGAACAAATTCAGTTTTGAATATATCATCTCCAAACATCGTTTCAAATTACGCACACCCGATTCATTTTTGGTGAACGTGTTGATAATATAGCGAATCATTTCATCCGGAATAATCACATCTTCCTCCTTAAAACTAACTTGTTCGCGTATTTTCGGGAGTAAATGATTGCGCGCAATTACCAGTTTTTCAGGTGCTTCATATCCCGCAGTACGAATATGATACATACGGTCGCGCAAAATCGGGTTAATCATCGTCTCGTCATTGTAACTGAAGATAAACAAACACTTGCTCAAATCGAAATCAATCTCCGAAAAATACTTGTCGTGAAATTGACTGTTTTGGGTTGTGTCCGTCAAATGGGTTAATATACCAATGATCTCTTGACCACGAGGCGTATCACTTACCTTGTCCAACTCATCGAAATAAAACACCGGATTCATACACTTACTATCGATTAGGATTTGGACGATTTTACCCCACGTGCTTCCTTCGTATGTGTAGGAATGACCTTCCAAGAAACTGGCATCTCCGCTTCCGCCCAACGCAATAAAGGTGAATTCGCGACCCAAAATCTTGCTGATTCCTTCTTTCACAAGGGTGGTTTTGCCGGTTCCCATCGGACCATGAATGGCAATGGATGTTCCGAGAGATGTTGGATTCACAATCCACTGTCCTAACATCTGCATAATCTGCATCTTGGCGTCGGTTAATCCAAAGGTACAGTCGTCCAATGTCTTTTTCGCGTTGGTCATAAAGTCATTACATTTCGATAATCCATCGGTCATCGAAACTGACACACTTTTGTATACTCCAAACGGGATTTTCATAAACGTATCGACCCAATTCTTGATTTTGTAATACTCGTGATCGCTCGCGTCCATTGTGCGCAATATGTTCAATTTCTGCATCGCGATTGCCTTGAACTTTGCGGGCATCTTCGATTGTAATAACGCGAGACGGTATGGCTTGTCAATATAGATATGCGCATTGATTTCTTGTAGATCTTCCATGGCCTTGCGTTGTTCTTTATTCGAGAGTTTGGTCTTGAAATAGTCAATTTCATTGGTCGGTTTACTATCTATGTGAATGAGTTTATGGTATTTTTTCGTGTTTTCTTTGCGCGTTTTCTTGACTAATGCGCGAATACTGTCCTTACAATCTTGAATGGAACGCTTCAAGATTTT